AAGCGATGGGTAAATTTATCCTTGAAAATGAAGTGCCAGAACTGCTTGAGAAAAGAATCCATCAGGGGAATATGAAGCAATTCCTTGAGGACAACCCCGAAAAGCTCCCACAGGGGTTAAATTGTGAGAGCGAATACACTGTAACTGTACGGAGGAAGAAATGAGTGAAAGTTATGTTCCGATTGAGGAACTAGCTAAATATCTTTCGGTCAAAATCCCTACTATCCGTGATTGGGTCAGTAAAGGATACATACCGAAAGACACCTATATAAAGGTAGCTAACACGTACCGTTTCAGTATTCCTGATGTGGTAACGGCCTTGAAGCAAGAAGCACCTGAACCTGTCTATGACAACCAAAACGAACCTGTTCAACTTGAACTGGATTTCAGCGATGAGGAAGATGTATGAGCGATTTAGCTTTATTTGAAAATATGCCTGACGAGTACAAACAACTTCTCGGGCAACTCCAACCTGACACCAATGCCTCTGGACGTGGCTCTTCTGCGGGCGGTATTAACCGACTCAGCATTCGTGGTGGTGTTTTCCGTAAAGTAGTTAACGGTCAAGAGGTAGGAGAACTGGAACAGCGTGCTATCAGTGTGGTTATTGTTAAAACTGCACCAATCTCGCGTATGTATTTTGCGGGGCAGTACCAAGCTGGGGTGACTAACCCTCCTACATGTTGGTCTGGAGATACGCAAACAGGCCGTCCATCGGAAGATGTTTTATCTAGTGATCGTCAGTCAGAGACGTGTTTCGACTGCCCACAAAACATTAAAGGTTCCGGTCAAGGTGAAGGGCGTGCGTGCCGATACTCTCAACGTGTTGCAGTATTACTTGCTGACGCTGACGGTAAGGTTGTGTCTGATGATGTCTATCAGCTTTCACTGCCCGCTACCAGCGTGTTCGGCGACAACAAAAACAAGATGGGACTACAAACTTATGCCCGCTTGTTGGACTCACAGAAAGCTCCACTAGCTTCTTTACTTACTGAACTACGTTTTGATACAGACTCTTCCACACCCAAGCTGTGTTTCAAACCAGTACGTGTATTGGAACAGGATGAACTTAAAATAGCTGTAGCGTTGCAACAATCAAAAGATACAGAAAAACTTATTGCGCTCAGTGTAAAACCGAAGGAAGATGTAGCAGACGCTCCTGCCCTACCTAAGATAGAAATGCCGAAGGTAGAAGCGGTAGCAGAAGAAGAGGTCGAAGAACCAAAGGTTAAGGTGTCTAAAAAGAAAAAAGCAGAGACACCGGCTGATGTCGATCTCGCAAGTTTGCTAGATGAATTTGATGACTAAAAACAATGGGGCACTACGGTGCCCCTCTTACTCTGATGTGGAAATCTTATGGAAACCAAAGAGTTTCTTAGTACCGTTGCCGGAAGCGAAGGTTACTATTGCATAGTAGGAATAAAAAACGGTAAGACCATACAAAAATTCTATAACTCAGTTGATGCTGCGGCAGATGCGGCGCATCAATTCGATGCTGAAGGGTACGATGCTTACTATACTCCGGCTACGTATGCCGAGGATGTAAATCGTAAGGCCGAAAACGTCTTACAGATGAAGGCGTTGTTTTTAGATTTAGATTGTGGCGCGGATAAACCCTACCAAACACAGCGTGATGCACTGATTGCATTACAAGAATTCAAGAACGAGTATAACCTACCTACATGGACAGCCGTGGTCAATTCAGGCCGTGGTCTGCATGTTTACTGGATTCTTACGCGTACGTATTCCAGAGAAGAATGGCTACCGGTAGCGGAGAGGCTAAAGACAGCCTGTACTGAATTCGGCTTAGAGGCTGATCCGGTAGTGACTGCGGATGCAGCGCGTATCTTGCGCGTACCAAATACACACAACTTTAAGGATGACCCAGCGCGTGACGTTAAGGTCGTTCAGATGAAACAAGATTTCATAGAGTTGGATGTGTTTGCGTCTAAGCTCCCAGAAAGAGCGTCACCAGTTACCAGCGCAAGAGAGTATACAGACCAAGATGCTAAGGACATGGCCCGCGCAGTTGGTCAAAGTAAATACACAACCAAGTTTTCTAAACTTCTGATTGCTACGTCATCAGGCAAAGGTTGTGGGCAAGTTAATCGTGCGATTATGCAGCCCAACGATCTGTCGTACTCCGATTGGCTCCATGTACTGTCTATTGCCAAGCATTGCGAAGAAGACGGGGCACAGGCGATTCATCTGATCTCAAGTCGGTATGACGGCTACTCTGCCGACGAAACCGAGAAGGTAGTTGCACCGATTGAATATCCGCATCTGTGTTCTACGTTTGAATCCGATAACCCATCAGGGTGTGAAGGTTGTCCACACAAGGGCAAAATCAAGTCTCCTATCAGTCTGTGCAGAGAAGTGCGCATGGCTGAATCCAATGAGGTAGAGGTACAAGTCTTTGAGGAGCAGGAGGTAATTATGGAGGGGGAGGAAGAAGCCCCAACTCCTACGCCTAGCACCGTGAAGATAACTATACCCCAGTACCCGTTCCCCTATAAGCGTGGTATTAACGGAGGTGTGTATCTAGAAAAGAAGGATCAGGATGGAAATGTAGAACAGATAGAAGTGTATAACAGAGACTTCTACGTTACGAAGAGATTGCGTGATCCGATAGATGGGCCATCGTTTGAATTTAAGCACCATACCGACAGGGAAGGGGTACAAACATTTGTGCTACCCATGACTAAGCTGACTTCTAAGGACGAGTTCAGAAAGGCTATGGGGCTAAACGATATTTTTATTCTCCCTAAACAAGCGGAGTTAATTATGGTCTACATCGGTAGATGGATTGAACAGTTAAAACAAACTCAGGATATGGTCGAGGTGTATACGCAGTTTGGTTGGACTGAAGATATGAAGTCGTTCATCTTGGGTGACAGAGAAATATATGCTGACCGAATAGAGTACACCACACCTAGCAGCCGTACTGCGCAGTACATACCTATGTTCCAGAAGAAGGGGACACTAGATGGTTGGAAGAAGGTAACAGAGTTCTACAACCGGCCTGACTTTGAAGAGCATCAGTTTATGTTTGGGTTAACTTTTGGTTCTCCACTTATGGAGTTTATCCCCAATATATCCGGTGCTATCTACCATTTGATGAGCAAGGAAACCGGCTACGGAAAAACTACAGGTATGTTTGGTGGAGCTTCAGTATGGGGGCACCATAAAAAACTTGTACTCAAAGGCAAGGATACAGGTAACTCTGGTTGGAACCGTGCAGAGATATGGAAGAACATTCCGCTGTACATAGACGAGATCACTAACTACAAGCCCGAAGCCGCTAGTGAGTTTTGTTATGCCGCAACAGACGGTGAACAGAAAAACCGGATGAACAATCAGGGGCAAAACTCTGAAAGATATCGTGGTAGAGAGTGGTCGTTCATTGTGGCCACTACGGGTAATACTAGCTTGCATGAAATACTGTCTGCTAACCGAGAACATTCGGAGGGTGAAGTAGGTAGAGCCTTGGAAGCTATGGCTACCAAGAAGTTGTTTTCGGAAGAAGACACCGCATTAGCTAACACATTGCAGGAAGATTTGGCTAACAACTACGGACATGCAGGGGAGCCGTATATACAACATATTCTTAAAAACCCAGAAGCGACAGAAAAACTTGTTTTAGCTACAAGAGACGCAATGATAAAAGCGGCAAATTTAGATTCTCAGCACAGGTATTGGGTTGCAGAGTGCGCGTGTACGTATGCGGGAGTTATGATCGCTAAGAGCATTGGCTTGTTAGATTGGGATTTGGATGCGTTCTACGCTTGGATTATTAAGAAACTAAAGTTGGCTAGAGAAAATATGCAAAGCATGACCATAGATATACATAACCTCATTGCCGATTACATTGCGGATAACCCACGAGGCATTCTACGTGTAAAGAGTACTGACGATGCGAGAACCACTGATCCGGAGAAGGAGAATTTGATTATGCCGGATGCAACGCCATTGTATCGTTGGGTTGGAAGGCATGAGTACGACATTCATAAACTGTATTTGCGCCCCGCACCGTTCAAAGAATGGTGTATGAAACGAGGGCATGTATATGCTTCGGTACGGGAACTGATAAAACTACAGCTAAAAGGTAGAGTTACTAAGATGCGTTTAGGAAAAGGTACTAAACTCGATCTGCCATATCAGTCGGTAATCGAATTATCTTGGGCAGATGAGGTTAGCAATGACGAGGGTAATGCTGACTGATATATCACCTGACGGTGTACGTATCGTTGTAGATTGGGATAAGTTTAAGCCGGGGTCTTCGGTATTCATACCTTGTATAAACACGGCTAAAGCTATCGAACACTTAACAAAAGCCGCCCGGATAACTAAGAAAGATATAGAGCAACGTGTTCGTGTAGAGGACGGTAAGTATGGCGTTCGGGTTTGGCGGCTAAAGTAACTGTGGTACTATAGCCGCGCATCATTTCCTTATCAGAGGATTTAGCCCCCCTCTGGGGGGCACTTTTTATAGATCGCTGTCCAACCAATCCATAGCAGCATTAAACTCTTCGTTTGATTGCATTATCTCTGCCAGTGCTTTTTTATTTTGAATAGGCATACCGCCGGTCAAGTCTGCAAACTGGCTTCTAGTAGCTCTACTACCCAAAGAGCGTTCCATAGCGGACACATCAATAACTGAAGTTGGATGATCTAAATTGTACGCTTCTGCTTCTTCAATAGCTTCTGCAAATAATTCAGGTTTAGGGGCGTTAGGGTCTAGCGCATAAGCTATCTTATCTAAAATTCCTTCCCTACGTTCCTTCCTTCCGGCTTCTTTGCGGATGTTGAGTGACAATCTGTCTCTAGCGGCCCGTGTAGAGATAGGAGAAAAACCCATAGCTTGTTTTAATATATCGCCTGTAGGTAATGCTCCAGAAATTACATCATCTCCACGTCCTGTCTCGTAGCCTTTAGTAGCAAAACGATAGGCTTTGGCTACGTTAGATGCACCTGTTGGTAGTATGGCTTCAACCGCTCTGTCTTTGTTTCTCGGGTTATCATCAAGTAGTGATTCCATACCATCGTAGATACGTTTACCTACACCATAAGTTGGGCCAGCCCATGCCTCTACAATTGCTTCAGTTGCATTATTTGGCTTGTAGTTACCGCGATCACGGATCATTAAGTTAGTTAGAGAAATACGATCTGTTAAATCTATACCTAACTGACTTGCAATCAAACCGTAGTATCTGGCTCCCCCGATCATTTTGGCAACTATTGTGTTGAAGTCATCTTCGTCATCGTCAAGGAACATGTTGGCAATAGCCGCAACTACTCCGTACATCGGAACACCTTTAACGCCGACTAACGCTCCGCCGGTTGCGGTTAGGTAGAAGAACATATTTCTAAGAATTCTAGCTTCTTCACGTTCTGCTTCTGTTCTTGCTTTACCGATCATGTCATCGAACAGGGTTTTAACCATACGAAGGTGGGTATACAAGAACTGCGCGGGAACGCGCTTAAACTGCCAAATAACACTACCTATACTGCTTTGAGCTATACGAGGAGCTGTTGTCAAAGAGGCTGAAGTGTTAACCCACAGTGTAGTATCTATCGCTTGTTGCGCTGCTTGATCTCCAAACTTGTTAAACTCAGCCTCAGATATTTTTCCAAAACTCTTACCGGTAAGTTTCTCCATTTCTAGTATGTAGACACTCATGGCACTTGTTTGACGGATAGCACGTTCCGAATGGTTAAATAGAAAACCAGACCAGTACACAGCTTTGGTAAGTAACGTAGAGTTAGGATTTTCTAGGTCTGCCATTTCGGTAGTGGCCGAGCGTGCATCAAACCCATACTCCTTAAACTTATCGGCCAACTTATCGAACCTAGAAAGCACTTTGCCTAACTTTGTGTCTCTGTCTATATCGTTTGTAAGACTGAACCCACCTAGTTCATTAAGTACTTCTGTGTCACCTATCTGTTGCCCTTTTTCATCGACTCCTGTAACCCCTTCTCTGGAAACTGTGCCGAATGTAGCTGTGTACAGGCCACCAGCAAGCGCCATAGCTTTAGTTGCGTTAACTGGCCCATATTCGGCTGCTGTACGAGACTGTAAGACTATCGGAATGATAGACGTGTTTACGGCAACTGAACTTAAGTTAAATCCTAATGTCCAGATAAACGTGGCCGAACGTGCTATACGAATACCATTGGGTAGTATGGGATTCTTAGCAAATTGTAGATAGCTGGGTAACCTGCCAGCTACTGGCATTTCTTGGGTTTCTTCTCTTGTTCCTGCCACGATAGTAGCGGCGTCATAGAGAAAAGAATCTTCTTCGCCTAACGCGTCACGTTCATTACGTACTTGTTTGCCAGCTATCTCTAGGTCTACTGCATGCTTGAGGTTAGCGTAGCTTGTTATAAATCTTGGGGCTTTTTGCTGAAAAGACTCTAAGGCATCTCCCTCGAAGAACGCTATGTTTTGGCGCACTCGACGTGATTGTACGAGAGCTTGTTCAGGAAGTGAGCGCAACATAACATCTGCAATAAACTCATTTACCTGCCGCTTGCCTTCTTTGTCTTTAATGTCTAGTGCGTTTATTTTCTTACGCAGATCAGTAAGGAACGGTAGCGGTACTTCATTGTTGTAAACCTGTCTCTCTATTTCGGCACGCGGTTTAGCCCGTACTGATTCGGCATCAACTTCAGGTAGCTCTTTGAGTTTGCGGATTGCCCGTCTACGTTGCAGCCATGAGTCATAAGAACCTGTAGCGTAAACTATCTGTCCGTTCTCATCTCTGTAGTTAAACTCAAGCCAGTGGGTACCGGAACGAGTTAGTGGAAAGTACGGCTCGATGAACCCAGCCTCCAGACGGCGCATAAACATCTCGTCACGGATAGTCTTTTTAACTTCCGATTCAGTCTCTAACTTATCTATATTGGCTTCTTCTGCGGCTATGATGTTGTCGTTAAGATCACTATAGAAATCGCGCAGGTTTATGTATATTGCCCGTTGTTCTGGCGTTAGCTGTCCAAAGAGACTTACTACTTCTTCGTACTCTTTAATTCTTTGTGGATTAGGTTCTTTAGGAATAACTCTGCCGACTATGGACGGTGGGCGACCAGCCTTTTTATCTGCTTCACGTTTAGCTTCTAACTCAGCAACACGTTTGTCCATCTGAGCTTTGGTGTTAAATTTTTCTTCTTTACGCGTACGCGCATCAGTTTTGCTATTGTATGCGCCGTAGACAACCCAATACTTGCGTATCTTGTCCTCATTGACCGTGGGGTCAATACGATTAATAGTAGAGAACGACACTAGTTTATTGAATATACCCTTAGCTTTACTGTTATTTGAAAAAACACGATAAGCATCATTGAGTAGGTTGTTGTACTTCTTCATGTACTCAACACGGATACCCTCTACTTGGTAGAGGAGTCTTTCAATCTTTTTAGCCGAAGGTACTTTTAACTTTAAGATATCTGAAATTGCTTCAAGCCCAACTCCGTTGAGGAAGAAGGCCCGTGCTCTACCACTGGCGTTTTTACCCCACTCTAGTATGTCTTCGACTTTGTTAGGCGGGGAGTCCTTCAAAAATTCATTACCGCCACTCATCATGTGAGTGACAGCTTCTTCTGGTTTACCTTTAGCCAGTGCGTTTGGAACATCAGTTACGTTCCGGGTGTTAGGTTCAGTTCCCAGAATCGTGTTTATGTGTTTTATGGTTTCGACATCCGCAGTGCGTGCGTTATCTGCAATACCTAAGAACTTGACAATTGCCCCCCAGAACCGCTCCCAGCCTGTGATTTTTTGTCCGGTAGGCTTGTAAGCCGCCAGCTTTGCTTGGAACTCAGGATTAGTAAACGCCTCGGCAACGAAGTCTTCCAGAGAACGCATACCGTACTCGTCCGGCATAGCTCCTTTTAGATCATCGTACAGCTTGGTCAGTGCTACAGTAGCTGGGTGGCTCTTGTTTTGTAGTACGGCGTAAGTAACAGCGTGTGCGGATTCGTGTAGGACAGCGTGCGTGCTTAACGGAACACTAGTATTTATAACAATTGTGTTTGTACGGGGGTCGTAGATAGCGGCTATGGGGTTACCCTTAGCGTTGTTGAGTTCGCTAGTGGTTTCTACAGTTACGTCTTTTATGGTTTCACTGAGCCTCTTGGCAACCTTACGTACTTTGCGGTTTGGTGAGGTCTCAAAAATTTGGGTAAGAGCCGCACCAATATCTTTGGCTTCAATTGCATCTGCGACTTTCTGGTTAGCTTCGGAAATAGTAGCGGCGACAGCATCGGCTTCAAGGAGCTGGGTAATATCTCCTTCAAATGCCGCCACATCAATATCGAGAGCTTCACGAATGGCTTGTTTGTCATCGGCAAGTCGAGTTTCTTCTGCCGTACCCATTGTTTCGTTCTGGTAAGCTATAAGATCATCTACAGCTTCTTGAACCATTGTATCCGTATTGCCCGGATTTTCTTTTGGATTGACGTACGAGTTTATAGCCTTCCGTTCTTGAGCTTTGACCTCTCTGTCTCTAGCTACTGCGTCTTTGGCTCTGCCTGTCGGAGAGCGGCGTAAGTCCGCTGCTACACGAGCTTCTTCCTCTACTGCGGCTTGTTCTGTTTGCTCGTTAAGTGCAGTAACACTTTCGGGCATATTTGTTTCGACCCAACTACGAGCTGCTTTTGACCTACGCCGAGCTTCAGTTGATTTAATGGTGGATTCTTTGGGCTTTATTGCGTCAAACGCTATTTCCCGTATAGCTAAATCCATGTCCCCGTCAGCCAGATCGAGGTAATACTTCATAGCGCCCCGCTGAGTGTACTTATTGTTCTTATTTAGTTTGAACGCTTGTACTTTCTCAATTGGCGTTTGTTCTGCTGTTGGCTTTGCCGGAGTCCTACGAGTAACAGTCCTACGGGTAGGAGCTTTAGGGGCAGTAGTTGTAGGTGCAGTAGTCGTAGTAGGTGTAGTAGGTGTAGTAGGTGTAGTAGGTGTAGTAGGTGTAGCCGCAGTCTCAGGTGCATCAGGTGTAGGTGTAGGCTCAGGTGCGGGTGTTGGTTCTGCCGCTGCTTGTTCGGCCCTAGCCTGTCTTGCTGCTTCTCTTTCAGCCCTACGTGTAGCTTGTTCGCGCTCTAGTGCTGTAGGACGTGGGCGGGTTGGGACAAATAAGTCTTGCTGTGCGGCAGCTTCTGGGGTCTGTTGCAGAAAGTTGTTTATGTTAACTTTAGTTTGTTCGGCGACGTTTCGGTTCCTTCCGAGGTTAGACAAAGCTGTACGAACTTGTTCACTCGTAACATCCATACCCCGGACGGCCTTACGTATAGGAGCTTGAGGGGCAACGCCAAGACGATCAAAGAACCGCTTGTCTGCTTTTTGTACCTTGGGTGCTTCTTCTACCGTTGCAGGTTCGGCAAGGCGGGCAGCGGCTTTTTCTTCCCGCTCAATAGCTGGGAATTCAAGCTGTCCTTCAGTACCTCGTCCGATACTATCCATGCGCTCCCTATTTAGTCGGGCTTTTTCTGCACGCTGGAGTTCTTGTTCGGTAGGTTCTGCGGTAGCAGGAGCCTCTCTACGCTCTGGTATGAGTGCTTCTAACTCTGCTGTCCTTGCGGCTTGTTCCTCGGCCTGTGCGCCCTCTACGGCGGCTTGTTCGGCTTCTTGCGTAGCAAACGCTTCCCGTACATCGGCAGCACGGTTAATTAGTGTTATCTCGTCTTGTGTAGGCTCGGTGTCTGTAAAGCCCTGTCTGCCTAGCTCTGCACTGAACGCCCGTCTTAGATTTTCTACACCGTCAATATCTTGACGCTCTAAGATAGGTAGAAGTACTTGTTTACGCTTCTCGACAGACTCTTGCTGGCGGCGTTCGGCTACACGACGATCAGCTTCACTAAGTTCCATCTCTTGCTGTGCCGCAGCAACTTCGGCTTCGGCGGCTTCTCTTTCAGCTAGCTGTGCGTCTTCTTCAGCCTGCATTTGTGCTAGCTCTTCATCGTCTAGCATTTCCTGTATCTGCTGTTCTTCTGCTATATCTATCAGATCAGGCTGTACTTCAGCAGGAGGTCTTACCCTAATTCTTTCTTCTAAAGTTGGTTCTTCAACTGGCTCTTCAATAGTGCCTATAGGAGCAAGCTCTTCAACTTCTGCGCCTTCGCGTCTGAAGACAGGGGAATCAAGTATGGGGCGTATGCGGGAAACAACTTCTGGTTTATTGTTACGTACTAACGGATTACTTATATAACTAGTAAGTATAGATTCGGCTTCTGCACGTTGGGCAGGATCGGATAGGTCTAATCCAAACAGTCTATCTGCTGTAGTTTTGCCAAGATCAAGCCCAATTTCTTCTATTGTGTCAGCATCAAAAACAGTAGCAAGTTCCTGTCCACCAAACAGTCCCCCTTCAATACTAGGCTCTTGTTGGTCGGGACGGCCTTGTTCTGCTTCTGGCGTAGGTTCTGTTGTAGGAGCGGGGGCACCCCTAACACGGCGACCCATTAGGCCAACGCCTTCGGCTATCGTAGCTACGATAGCGCCAACACCACCGCCGTATGCCGAAGACTCACCTGTACCGGTAAAAATGCCTTGTTCTGGATCGTATACTTGTTGTGCAATTAAGTTTTGTGCAGCTTCTTGTATACCTTCAGTAATAGCTTCTTCCACTGCTGCCTTGCCAATACGCCCCACAGGAGCCTGATCTATGCGATTGCTAACACGCCGTATGATCGATTGACTTATACCTTCAGCTATGTCATCAGCTTGATTACCGAATACTCTCCTTAACCGTGTAGCTATTTTTAATGGGGCAAAAAATTCTAAAGCGCCGGGCAAAGTACCAAGAGCGGCGGCTCTACTTACTTGATCTTCAGTAGCGCCTGCGGCTTCGGCACGTTGTGCGGCTTCACCGGCCCCACTTGCAATACCAAGAGCAATCGAACTTAAACCAATAGCCGCAGCAGCGGGTAAAGAAACCGGTGCTGTAAGAACTGCGGCTGCACCTAAGCCCAAATAAGGTAGTGTAGAACCAACCCCTGTAGCTAAATTCTCAGCAATACTTAGTTCTTCGGTAGGGGGTTCTTCATCTCCACGGATAAAAGCGCGTGCAGATTGCTCGGCTTCTTCAGGTAGTATAAATGCAGACCCGTAAGCTCCGCGTTGAAACTCTTCTCCTGCACCTGTAAGAACACGTCCGCCTAAGTTAGTAATAGCGTCAAAGAACCCGCCTTCATCTTCTGGAGTTTCGGGTACTTGGGGTACTTCCGGAACTTCTGGCTCTTCAGGTTCTTGTACTGAAGCTACAATAAACTTTTCAGCAAACTCAGGGTACAAAGCACCCAAACGCTGTGCCTGTTCTGGAGATAACTTATCTGGCATATTAACCAGAGCGCCATCTGGCATTCTTACTAGAGGCATAGCTACTCCAAAAACTTAATTAATTACCTAGATTTCCTAAGTAATCATCTAATGATAAGGCACCACCTAACCCAACATCAGCCTGTAGTTGTTGGATTTGACTCAATAGCTCCGCACGTTGAGTGTCGAACAGTTCGTCTTCTTTTTCTATAAGCTCTGCCATTTTTTCTTGGTCGTTTAGAAGGAACGGACTGGTACGGATTTCAAGTAACCGATTTTGATGGTCGTCCGAAAGGTCTTGTTGAAGTTTCAACGCATCACTCAATAGTCTTAAAGACTGACCGCGTGTTTCAATACCAGCCTGACGGTCAGCTTTAATAGCATCAAATTGTGCGCCCAATACGTTAAGACTATTCTTAGTTTCTTCCAGACGTTCAGTTTGTTCTCTGTTGAGTACTCCTGTGTACATCTGCATGGCGGTCTGCATAGCTTGGTTACGGCGTGCAGACAAATCACCTTCTAAAGAAGAACCTGCTTCAAATGCTTTACCACCGGTTTCACGCCCTAACTGGAATGTCTCTAAGCGTTTTTCGCCCGGCTTAGTAATTCGTTCTAGTTCGGCTCTGCGCTCTTGCCCACGGCGAGCTTGTTGAGACTGAATACTTCTACGTGCTTGATCTACCAGACTATTACCAGACAGATAGGCACTCATTATATCTTCTCTTTGTTTACGAGATTTTTCTTCTGGGCTTAACATGCCGCCGTAGTAATCTTCGTATCCTTTAGCCATAGCTTCACGAAGAGCTTTTTCTTCATCACTCAAGCCGTAAATACCCAAGGCTCTGTCTTCTCTTTCTTGCACTCTTCTAGCTACTTCTTCATCGCTAAGTAGGCCGGATTCGTAGGCACCAGCAATTTTACTCTCTAGGGATTGCATAGCTGGAGATAACTCTCTGGCTGTACCAGCCTGAGCAGTCGCTTCCATTTGCTCTATAATACTTTGTAATGTTGGGTCTTCATCTGCTTCAACTACACTTCCATCAGGCCCTGCGTACTTTTTTACTTTGCCACCATAGGCTAATTCGGCATCAGGATCACCACCGGCCATAATAGTTTTGAGTCGTTGGACTTTAAAAAAGGTATCAGGCGGAAAGGTCTTTAAGTTTTCGCTTTCCATTCTTGCGCTTTCCATATCCCCAGCAGCTTTATAACGCTTAACTTGCTGTTCTATCGACATGTAATTTTGTACATTTAGATCACTAGATAGCTCGTTATACTCCTCGCTCATCATTTTATTGAACGGGTTAAGCTGTTGTATTTGAGCTGTTTCGCCCTCTGTAGGG